TATGTACAAGATAACGACCTGCTACCAAGCTGGCATAAAAAAGCAAAGAAGAATGGATAACTTACCATTATTTGATATATCATTAGAAGACATCGCTCAAGGGATGTACAAGATTTCTCTTGTAGATAAGCCCGCTATTGAGGAAGACTTCATCCACTTCAATGAAGTAGAGAAGGTACAGATGTTTGCTGATGAAAAGAAGAAAGAGGTTGTAGGACCTATTATGATTCCTAACAAGGAAATCCTACGCTTCTCACCCGAGATGGGATACTACTATGTACGCTTCACTGCGGAGACGATCCAAGAGATTATGTACAAGTATTCTAAGGAAGGGTTATTTAACGCATTTGGCATTAACCATCAGAACGATACTGACGATGTAGTGATGCTTGAAGTTTGGACTAAAGAGAGTGATAACGATAAGTCTGTGGACTATGGTTACAAGCTACCAAACGGAACCGTATTCGTGAAGGCAAAGATTGAGTCTGACGAATTATTTACTGCAATTGAGAATGGAGAGATAAATGGTTTCTCTATTGAGATTAAAGCAGATATTAAACCAACAATTAATAACGAAGAACAAATGAACGAATTTAGTTTTGGCAAAGAACTTGGTAAGTTGGAGGCTCAATTTGAGACGATGACTAACAAGTACGAAGCAAGAATTGAAGCTTTGGAGAACGAGAACAACTCGCTCCTTGAAGCTGTGACATCTTTTGAAGATAAGTTCGCTGGTGTTTCTGATTTGAAGGAAGCCATTGAAATGATTCAAAAGCACATCGCGTCTATGGGTGAGTCTCAAGAAGAGATGGCTGAAGACAAGGATGAAGAAGAGATGGCTCATACTCCGGAACACAAAGAGGAGGAAGAGAAAGAAGAAATGAAAGATGACAAGTACGAAGCTACTGAAGAAGTTGCCGAGGAAGTCTCTGAAGAATTTACTGCTGAAGAAGAAACTAACGAAGCTGAGGTTGAGGAGCAATTTGCTGCTGAACAAAAGGCTGAAGAGGTTGAAGAAACAGTAGAAGACAAGACAGTAGTTTTTAATGGTATCACTTCTGAGAAGGTAGATATGATTAACAACTTCTTTAACCGCAAGTAATTATTGTAAATTAATTAAACGAATCCTCTTAAATTAAAATAAAATGAGTATAGTAATATCAAACTTGCCATACGGTGATCGTCGTCCAGACCTATTCATTGATACTATGGTAAAATCGGCAGCGGTATTAAACCGTTTCCGTCTTGTAGATGGTGTTAAAGCTAAAGTAAACGTACCTATCTTTGACGCTACATTATCTTTCGGTTCAGACCTTTGTGTGTTTGACGGCAATTCTGCTGCTACAATCGGTGAAAAAGAAATGACTGTAACTACTTACAAGTGGTCTTTCTTAAACTGTAAAAACGCTCTTGAGTCTTCTTACCGTGGTCTTCTTTTGAAGAAAGGTCAGAACAACCCAGAGACTATGGACGCTGAGTTCAAGGATTGGGTATTTGACTACTTCGCAAAATTGTCTGCTGAGAAAGCATTGACTGTTGCAGGTACTGCATTGACTACTGAAATGGCTGCTGATGCTTCTGTATTAGACTTTGACACTGATGCTGTATTAAGTTCTGCTAACATCCTTGACAAATTAGAAGGTGCTTACGAAACAATGTCTGACGTTATGTTGGCTGCTGTTTACGGAGACGCTGACCGTGATTTCAAACCTGCTATCTTCTTGGGAACTGCTGCTATGCAACACTACCAAATCGCTATCGCTGGTCTTTACACTACTACTCCACAAGGTGTTGTAGAAGGTGGTGTACCGAACTACTACGGTATGGAAGTTATTCACTTCCCATCAATGCCTGCTAACGAATTTATGATTGCTGCTGCACAGAACATCGTAATGTTGACTGATGAGTACAATGACGTTCGCGCAATTGATATGAAGTACGAAGCTGAACTAAGCTCTGACAAGATTTGGGGACAGTTCAAGTTAGGTTTCTCTTACTTGAAAGGTGAAGAGATTGTCTACGCTAAGAACTTCGCATAATAATAATTAGGGAAAGGGCTTCGGCCCTTCCCTTACTTTAAAAAATATAATAATATGGCTTGTACTGTAGATTTACCTTCTGACGTATCATACTCTTGTGATGATGTTGCTATCGGAGGTATTATAGAATTACACATCGCTAACCGTGTAGACGCCCTTGCTGCTTTAACAGAAGTTGCTGCATCTCGTACTATCACGGCTGGAACTGCTCTTGCAGCAGATGATGTGGTTAAAATTGACTTTAACAACAAAGACGGTTTCTCTGTATTTAGTGAGGTTAAAACTGTATCTGCTGACGGTATTGTTTCAACTGTACCAACTATCTCTGTAGAAACACCTAAAATGACTGCTGCGAAAAATACAGCTCTTAACGATCTTTCTAAAGGTGGTGCTGAATTAGCTGCTTTCGTTAGAACGGCTGCTGGAACTTACCACGTTTGTGGTTTGGACTACGGTCTTTATGTAGGAACTGTTGACGCTAACTCTGGAACTGGTCGTTCTGAAAAGAACCGTTTCCAACTTACCTTAACAGGTGATGAGCAGGGATTGTCTTATGCAATTACAGGAGCAGACGAAACTGCTATCAAAGCAATCTTTGATACTGTCGTAGGTAACTAATACCTAATCTTGTAAATTAACACAAGGGGGTGAGGCGAAAACCTCGCCCCTTTTTATTTAAAAAATATATGGCTTTTAACTGTAGCATCTTATTAAGCGATATTGACATCAATTGTAATAAAAGAATTACAGGTGGTATCAAGAAAGCTATACTATTATTACAAAAAGACTTAACGGTCACCTTTGATCCTGCTGATGAAACACAGGTAACTCAAGTTGACACCGTTGATACCGTA